GTGGCGGAAAAGGGCAGATTGTGGCCGTCAAAAAACGCCCCATTTGACCCACGCGATAACCTAGTCTGTAAGCGGCTTTTGGCATTTTGTGGGTCATGTGGGTCATTAATTCTGTAAAGTCAGAATTTATATTTTTATACAGTAGTACATACAGTAGTTTGCTGTATAGCCCCTCATCCCCCACGCTATACACAGCCGACGACTTCAAAAAAAGGGCTCTAAATGACCCACACGCAAACCCTTGATTCTAAAGGGCTTTTTTTATTACCTTTTGACAACAAAAGTTGTAAGCCATTGATTTTAAACAGAAAAAGTGTGGGTTTTTGAGAATGACCCACAATGTCCACACAATGCCAGTAGGGTTATTATAGTTATCCACAAGTTTGGTAACATTATGCTAACAGTTAGTGACCACTAACCTGGCTATGTTAGTGACCACTAACTTTGTAAGTGAGTGCTCACTAACCTGGTTAGTTAGTGCTTACTAACTTGTCAGGCTGACAACACAAAAGTAAGTGCCCACTAACCTGGGGGGTGGGGGGCCCGTGGCAAGCCGGTCGCGGCCACGGAGGTGTCAGAAGAAATTTTTTATTTTTTTAGAAAACCTTTTAAAAGCTCAATATCGACCAGCAAAAAAGTAGCCCACATTGCCCACACTTTGCTAATATCCGCGTATGTTCAAATCGATACCATTCTCACCGCGCAAAGTCGAGGCGACCGAAGCCAGGCTTCAGGCGATCTATGACGCGGCTGCCTTGGGTCTGAAGGGCGACTCGCTTGCCTTGGCCGCTGGCATGCTGCCCACCGAGTTCAGGCAGCTGTGCGAGCTTGACCCCGTGGCCGACATGGCGGTACTAAAGGGACGCGCTGACTCCGAAATTGAGGCAAGCGCCCACCTGAGAGAAGCAGCCAGAGCAGGCGACTCAAAAGCCGCGCTCGCTATCTTGCAGCACGTCCACGGCTGGACGGCTCGTCAGGAGATTAGCGTGGACATCACCAACAAGATCAGCATCACGCAGGCGCTGCAGCAGGCACAAGAGCGCGTCATCGACGGGCGCACGCTCGACAATCTAATTACCGAGCAGCAACCCACCCATCTACCAACTAAAGTGACGAATGGCGCAACAGCCGATCTATGACGCCGAGGGCGAGCAGCTCCTAATGACGCGCCTCTGGGCGCCGACCATCGCTGACGACCCCGAGGCGTTCGTGTTGTTTGCGTTCCCGTGGGGGCAGACGAACACGCCGCTGGCCAAGTTCAAAGGCCCGCGCACCTGGCAGCGCAAGATACTGCGCAGGATAGCCAGCCACATCAAGAACAACCGGGGTCAGATCGACATGGACGCGCTGCGAACAGCGGTCGCGTCCGGTCGAGGGATTGGTAAGTCGGCGCTGGTGAGCTGGCTCATCCTGTGGATGTTGACCACCCGCATAGGCTCCTCCGTGATCGTGTCAGCTAACAGCGAAGCGCAGCTGCGGTCGGTCACATGGGGTGAGCTGACCAAGTGGCAGGCGATGGTGATTAACAACCACTGGTGGGAGATTAGCGCAACTAAGCTGGTGCCCGCTAAGTGGCTAACCGAGCTGGTCGAGCGCGACTTAAAGAAGGGTACGCGCTACTGGGCAGCTGAAGGCAAACTGTGGTCGGAAGAGAATCCCGACAGCTACGCCGGTGTTCACAACCACGACGGCATGATGCTGATTTTCGATGAGGCGTCCGGTATTCCAGACGGCATCTGGTCGGTCGGTGCGGGCTTCTTTACGGAACCGATCTTAGACAGGTACTGGTTCGCGTTCTCCAACCCACGGCGCAATCAAGGCTACTTCTACGAGTGCTTCCACGCCAAGCGTAACTTCTGGCAAACGGAGAACATCGACTCCAGAACGGTCGAGGACACGGACAAGCAAATCTATGAGCAGATCATTGCGGAGTATGGCGAGGATTCGCCACAGGCTAGGGTTGAGGTCTACGGTGAATTCCCATCGGCTGGCGAAGATCAGTTTATTGGTGCGTCTGCTGTCGACGATGCCGCCCAAAGGCCACGCTACAAGGACGAGACGGCGCCAATTGTTGTCGGCGTTGACCCAGCTCGCGGCGGCGCGGACGCAACCGTCATCGTCGTCCGGCAAGGACGGGATCTAATAGCGATCAAGCGGTACCACGGCGAGGACACGATGACGACCGTTGGCCGGGTGATCGATGCGATCGAGGAGTACCGCCCGGCACTGACCGTGATCGACGAAGGTGGTCTCGGTTACGGGGTACTTGACAGGCTAAAAGAACAGCGTTACAAGGTGCGGGGAGTGAACTTCGGATGGAAGTCAAGCAAGCCCGTCATGTGGGGCAACAAGCGCGCTGAGATGTGGGGCGCGATGCGGGACTGGTTAAAAACAGCCAGCATCCCCAACGACCGGCAGCTAAAGGCCGACCTGACTGGCCCGATGAAAAAGCCCGACTCGTCGGGGACGATCTATCTAGAAGGCAAGAAAGAGATGAAGTCGAGAGGGCTAGCGTCTCCTGACGCGGCTGACGCGCTGGCAGTGACGTTCGCGTTTCCGGTAGCTGCCCGTGAGTCGAGCTACGAACGGGCGGCACGGTCAACCTCGCGAGGGTACCAGCAGACGACAGTAGCAACTGGATGGATGGGGCACTAAGATGGCAACGAAGAAAAGTGTGTCGTTAAGTGTAGGCCGGGGCGAGAAGCTGCCGGTCAGTAAAGGCGCTGGCTTGACTGCCAAGGGGCGGGAGAAGTACAACCGCGAGACAGGCAGCAACTTGAAGGCACCGGCACCGAGTCCGAAGACGAAAGCAGACGAGGGTAGGAAAAAGTCGTTCTGCGCCAGAATGGGGGCTGTCGCGGCCAACGCTAAAGACGGCGAACGAGCGAAAGCAGCTTTAAAAAGGTGGAAATGCTAATGGCTACTAAACCAGGACTCTACGCAAACATTCACGCCAAACAGGCACGTATTAAGGCTGGCTCTGGCGAGAAGATGAGGAAGCCCGGCTCGGCAGGCGCGCCAACCGCGAAAGACTTTAAGCAGTCTGCTAAGACGGCTAAAAAGGGGAAGTAAGATGCCGTTAGTGAAAAGCGCGAGCAAAGAAGCCTTTCGTAAAAACGTCAAGGCCGAGGTACAATCTGGCAAGCCTGTGAAACAGGCCGTGGCCATCGCCTACGCGACCAAACGTGCCGCCGCCAAACCTGCGAAAAAGATGAAGTAATGGAACTATCGCCCGACGAACAAGCGGTGATCGACTATCATAGGTCGAACCTATACCAAGGCCGGGGGATGAAGAACCCGGACGGGTCGATCACGACGTTCAGAGGGTCGGTTGTAGGCGCCGACGGTGGCCACATGATCTTGCCGACCTACTGGCATGGGCAGGTCAGAGATATTCCCCAAGCCATGCGTTTTGCCATAAAATCCGGCATAAAGTTTCCTCGTTATTCGACCGTTGATGAAGCGTTGGCTGCTGAACAGCGCCTGCATGGCATTATGGAGCAGGATTTGCGTGACTATAACGCGCGACCACAACCAAAGACGAAATAAATGGACTACACCGGCATAAATTCCGCTGCTAAAGTTGCTGCGATCGGCGGTAACCCACCCACTAAAAAGGGTGATGAGAGCGACAGCGACACGCTGGCAACCATGCGGACTCGTCTGCAAATGACGCTCTCCGCGCTGTCTGAGTCCCGTGAAGATGAACTAGATGACCTGCGCTTCTACGCAGGCTCGCCAGACAACCACTGGCAGTGGCCAGCCGACGTCTTGGCTACACGCGGTGCGGTGCAAGGGCAGACGATCAACGCCCGCCCTTGCTTGACTATTAACAAGCTGCCCCAGCATGTCCGACAAGTCACGAACGACCAAAGACAAAACCGTCCGAGCGGCAAAGTTATACCCGCTGACGACAACGCCGACCCCGAAGTCGCCGAAATCTACAACGGCATGGTCAGGCACATCGAGTACATCTCTGACGCCGACGTTGCCTACGACACCGCCTGCGAGAACCAAGTAGCTTACGGTGAAGGCTACATCCGCATCATCACCGAGTACTGCGACGACAACACCTTCGATCAAGACATCAAGATTATGCGGGTGAGGAACTCGTTTTCGGTCTACATGGATCCAACCATTCAAGACCCCTGCGGTGCAGACGCTAAGTGGTGTTTCGTAACAGAAGACTTGCAGCGCGAAGAATACGAGCGCCTGTTCCCTGACGCGTCGCCTATTTCTAGCCTGCAAACGCTGGGTATTGGCGACCAGTCGATTAGCATCTGGATCAATGAAGACACGGTGCGTATTGCCGAGTATTACTACATTGAATACGAAAAAGCGACACTGCATCTGTACCCTGGCAACATCACGGCTTTTGAGGGTTCGCCCGAAGCCAAGCAATTGAAGATGATGGGCGTCAAACCTGTGCGCAGCCGTCAAGTGGACGCCAAACGAGTCAAGTGGTGCAAGACCAACGGCTACGAGTTTTTGGAAAAAAGCGACTGGGCAGGCGACTACATACCGGTTGTGCGCGTGGTTGGCAACGAATTTGAGGTTGATGGCAAGCTGTACGTGTCTGGATTGGTTAGAAATGCCAAGGATGCGCAGCGGATGTACAACTATTGGACGTCACAAGAGGCAGAAATGCTTGCTTTGGCACCAAAAGCGCCATTTATTGGCTACGGCGGCCAGTTTGAAGGCTACGAAATGCAGTGGAAGACGGCCAACACGCAAAATTGGCCGTATTTGGAGGTAAATCCCGACGTAACGGACGGAAATGGTGCAGTGCTTCCGCTACCACAGCGCGCGCCGCCTCCACTGCCACAAACTGGCCTGATTCAGGCCAAAATGGGTGCCTCAGACGACATCAAGTCGACCACAGGGCAGTATGACACCAGCTTGGGAGCCACTTCTAATGAGCGTTCGGGCAAGGCGATTATGGCGCGCGAGCGTCAGTCTGATACTGGCACTTATCATTACGTCGATAATCTGGCGCGGGCTATTCGGCATGTCACTCGTCAGCTGGTTGGCCTGATACCGAAGATTTACGACACCCAGCGTGTGGCTCGCATCATCGGTCTGGACGGCGACACCGAGATGGTCAAGCTCGACCCGACTCAAGCAGAGCCGGTCAAAGAAATCAGAGACGAGAACAATATCGTCATTGATAAGATCTACAACCCCGGCGTGGGTAGGTACGACGTGGTGGTCACCACCGGCCCGTCCTACATGACCAAGCGTCAGGAGGCACTGGATGCAATGGGCATGATTTTGCAATCCAACCCGCAGCTCTGGCAAGTGGCTGGTGATCTGTTCATCAAGAACATGGACTGGCCAGGCGCGCAGGAGATGGCCAAACGGTTTGAGAAGATCATCGATCCGAAGATTATGGCCGAGTCGGACGAATCGCCCGAGATGCAGCAGGCCAAGCAGCAGATGGAGGCAATGGCGCAGGAGCTGGATCAGCTGCACCAGATGTTGCAAAATGTCGGCAAGTCGGTCGAGGTGCAGGACTTGGATCGCAAGGCATTCGAGGCCGAGATCAAGGCGTATCAGGCCGAGACACAGCGTCTGACTGCTATATCTGGCGCCATGAACCCAGAGCAGGTGCAAGAAGTCGTCATGCAAACGCTACGCGATGTCATGACTACCGGCGACTTGGTTATGGAGCAGCAAGGCCAACAGCTGATGGGCGACATGGGCATGCAGCAAGAAATGGGCGGAATGCCACAAGAAATGCAGCAAATGCCGCCTGAAATAGGTATGATTCCACCTGAATCGGCTGAAATGCCGCCAGAAATGATGAATATGCCGCCCCAGGAGCCAATGGTATGAACGCCGCAGACTTTGTAGGTACGCTGTTTTTAGGCCGTGATGTGGCTCATTCAGTGCATCTGAACACCCGCAGTTACGCCAAACACAAGGCGCTGCAAAAGTTCTACGACGGTATTGTTGATCTGGCAGACAAGTTTGCTGAAGCCTACCAAGGCAAGTACGGCCTGATCGGCCCTATTTCGCTGCAGTCTGCAAAGAAGCAGGGCAACATCGTTGAGTTTTTAGAAGGTCAGCTAGA